CGGATCCTACAATATTAACTTTACTTTCCATTGACATCAATTTAACAATTTTCTTAATATTATTATTATATTGCTTTTCATTCATCTATATAGTAAGGGATAAATTATTCTTCATCTACAACGGTGTCAATATTTTTCAATTCCGTGACAAATAGATTAATTTTTTTCATATTTTCTACGACTTTTATGAATGGTTCCATATAATTCTTTTCAATTTCTTCCATATTAAATAATTCTTTCATATACTCCGAAATTAATTTATTATCATCTACGATTGTCTTTACTAGTCTTTCGTCTTGTTTTAGTGACTCTAATAATATTAACCTTTTGTTATTAATTTCTTGATTCATACTTGAACTAGTGAGTAATATATCTCTTAAAACATTACTTGCTGACCCTTCATATCTGCTTAATCTCAATGTGCTTCTAATGTCTAAACGGTTCCTTAATTCTGGTTTTTCCTTTAAGCCTAGTATAATCTCAGTTTTCACTTCATCCGAATTTTCTTTGTATGTGTCTTCTATTGTTTTTAATACATCCATTAATGTCTCTTGATTTTCATCTTCAAATGATGCAAGGGCATCTATTAAATCTGAGTTCCCGTCATTATCTTCTAAAAATTTAAATGTTTCATTTAACGCATCAATGATCATTTCAAACTTTGCATACTTCAAAACTACATCATCTTTGGCATTTAAAATTAGGGGCAACTTATTTTTTAATCTTTCTGTAATTTCCTTAAATCTAAGTCCTTCTAATTTTTCACGTATTTCTTTAATAAAAGCACTCTTAGCCTTTTTAACCGTATCTGTTCTTCTTGCGTTTATTACTACTTTCATGAATTCATCCTCTATATCTTCATTTATACTATCATACATACTTTGTGTTCCATTTACTTTTACATAAAATTCTTTTATCAATGTAAATAATTTATCAAATTGCATTTTATAATTAAATGCGGCTTGTGAATCATTTAAATCTTGACCTTGAAATGTAAAATTTTGGGTTTTACTTATTTCTTGTAATCCTAATCTTTCAAATTTCAAAGCCACATCCCATATGCTGTTCCCATCTAGCGAATAAACGCTGGTCTCTAAATATCTACTCATTATATATAATATATAACATTTTAATTTATATCTTAATATAATAATATAATGGATTATTTTGTGACCAGCTCTGACCTATTAGCAATATTCAAAAATTGTAAAATAGTAAAATATGCCGACTTAGATAATTATGATGACATTTATCAGTTACTACCAAATAGAATGGATTTCTGTTTTATTCTAACAGAATCTGAGAAGAATAGCGGACATTGGACGTTATTAATTAGAAATGACAACATGTTTGAATATTTTGACAGCTACGGCGAATCACCGAAGAAAATATTAGACTACATACCAACTTTTATGAATAAAAAATTAGGTAATAATTATTCTGAAGACTTAGGTATGATTATAAACAGTATAAAACCAACTGACAAATTTACATATAATAAAACCAAGTTTCAAGAAGATGGAAATAATATAAATACGTGTGGTCGTTGGGTTATAGCTAGACTCAGTTTATTTTTATCTGATGATTTAAACTTAAAAGAATTCACCAAACTAATTAAAACCAAAACGAAACAACTTAAGATGACAAATGATAAATTTATAACATTCTTAGTAACTGTAAATTAACATTTAAATATTTAATAATATCTCAGATTCTATATATGTCTTTACAAAGTACAAATTATATGTATTACACAGCATTAATAAATAATGATGGTTCCTTAGAACCATCCTATGAATCAGAAGTTGAACCTACATTAGAATTTCGTGAAGTTCGAAAAGTAGCATTAATACCTAACGCAGAAATGTATGAAGTAGCCGTTGAAAGTTGCATGATTGATTTAAAAACATTACCCGTATTTATTCCAACAATTAAATATAATTTGAATCCAAGTGACACAGAAAAATTAGAAACAATTTATGAAATTACTTTATCATACGATACATATAGTGCTACAACCCCAGTATATTTTGTACCACAAGACGAAACAGTAACATTACCTAATTTTGTAAATGGTAAGGCTAATTATAAAAGTGGCTATTATTCCTTATTTAACTATGAATTTTTCTTCACAATGGTGAATACGGCTATACAAACAACTTTTTTAAAATTAATTGATGTTGTCAAAAGCTACTATGGTGGCACATTACCAACCGCTTTTTCAAATCTAGCAACTAGTAGTGGAGCTTATGAAATCCCTTATTTTATTTTTGATAAGGAATCTTCGTTAATTTTTCTGAACAGTCCTAAATCTACTTTTTCTGATTCAAACTCAAGTCATATCAATATTTTATTAAATAAAGCATTATATAGGTTGTTTAATAGCTTACCATTTAAAATAAAGAATCATACCTTTAATACATTAGATGGAACCACACAAATCACAACAACTAAAACATTATTTAAATTAAACTTAAGCAATTTCAAACAAGCGAATGAAGTTGAAATATTCCCCTTCCTGTCAAGTGGTGCTAGTTCTTCTACTAAGACTACCCATATGCTTATATACCAAGATTACGAAACGCTCAGTACATGGAGTCCAGTTAAATCGATTGTTATTATCTCTCCCAATTTTCCAGTTAAATCAACTGATGTAAGTGCAGATTTAGATTATGTTAATGGTTTCCCAACAGTCATATCTGATGTAAGGTATGAAAATCAAATCCTTGAAATATCAACCAATTCACCAGTTCCGCGTATAATATATGAACCAAACCAGTATCGATTTATGTCTATGAACCATACTGACTCGGGTTTAACCAATATTATCTTTAAAATTTATTATAGATTTAAAAATGATGGTAGTTTAATTCAAATAAAGGCGGGTTTAGGTGGAAGTTTTAGTTTAAAATTAATGTTTAGAAAAATTAAACAAATTAAATAATATCTCAATAGTATATATATAAATGTCTGAATTATCCACAGTTTTAATCAGTGATTCTCGTTATGCCGATATTACCTCATCTGTAACGATTGGTGTGAAAGATGGACCCGCAAGCGTTATCCATCAAAAATATTCTCATAATTCTAACAGCACAAGCAGTACTCTTTATAACATTAACGTACCATCTGAGAATACCCTTATTGATCGTAATTTGCACATAGAAGGAAGTTTAAATTGTTATTATGAAACAACAGTTGCAACAGATGAAACTATTACATTTAAAGTAGCACCCGCCGCTTTTCCAATGAATCAAGCTTTACAAAGTGCCACAATTACTCTTAACAATGCAAAAACAAGTGTGCAAACTCAAGATGTCCTACAATTATATCTTAAGCAATTCGACCAAAAATTTTTAAGCAAACATTGTCAAATGACCCCATCATATGTAGATAAATATTATGGTAAAGTAATAGATGCAGCAACAAATGACGGATCTGGTTCATATATGAGTGGCATAGAATCAGCAGAGAAAGATTCGGATACAGTAGGAAGATTTAATGAAAATTTTTCAGTCATAGTATATGTAAATGGTGTTGTACTTCAACCGGTAGATGGTGAATATACATTTACTAATGATAGTGGAGTAGCTTCAACTGTAAGAGTTGTATGTACTGTAACAGTAAGCGAACCATTATTAGGTCTTCCTACTTGTGAGATGAAAGAAAATGAATCTAACTATCTATCTATTAATAACCTTGAATTATTCCTACAATGGAACGATATGAGAAATTGTTTCTATATTAGTGGTAGTAGTCTTTGGAAATCGTATGCAGGTGATTATGAAAATAGATTAGTATTAGATGATAATGCAAGACTAAATTTAAAATACATGTCACTACATGCAAGCCAATACAGTAAATTAAACTCTCGTAATGTATTGCCCTATGATGAAATGGTTTGCTATAAACGGTTATACACTGGTTCTGATGGAACTACACAAATGGTAACGGATGTAATTTCAATGACACAAATTCCTGGGTTTATTTATATGGTAGTCAGACCCCAATACAACAGCATGAAACCTCAATTCAGTAATCATTTATGCTTTCCGATTACTGGTTTAAATATCACTTTTAATAATGTTTCTGGCCTTCTTACATCTTACAGTCAGAATGATTTATACATGATGTCTCGTAGAAATGGTTCTCAACAAACTTGGAGTGAGTTTAGAGGGATTGTAAAAAGTAAAAGTGGAGGAGACGGATATGCTGGTATTGGTTCTATTATTGTAATTAATCCAGTCACAGATTTAGGGCTAAGCGATTATTTAAGCAGTGGTTCCCTTGGTCAATTCAGTTTCCAAGCAACTGTAACTTATGGAAATATTTCTGGTCACGTATATGGAGAACCAACAACCGCCGCACCCGATCAATTTCAAGCCATCGAAATTGCAACCATTGTAACTAATGCCGGACTTTTAATTAATGATAAAGGTGTATCGTCCGTGATGTCGGGTCTCCTTACAAAACAAAGCGTTCTTGAAACTAAATCGGGAAACGCACCAACTATTAATTATGAAGAAATTCAACAAATGACAGGTGGAAATTATTCTAAAATGGGAACTACTAAAATGAGTGGTCTTTTAGAAAAAATCAAAAATATGGGAAAAGTTAAAAGTAAAGAATTTATGAAAATGAATCCAACCGTAGGAGATATACAAAATAAATTAAGCAAATATATGTAAATGAACTATTTATAAATATATATAAGAATTTCCATTAAATTAATATATATAGTAATATATATATAAAAGATATGTTAAAAGGATACAATGATATGAATACAAATCGACCTAATCCATTTGTTGT